GATTTTGACCCTTAAGACCACTCTGTAGGAATCTAAACATCTTGTCTTCTGCATCTGCAGATAGTTTTGCGCCCTTGACTGTAATAATATATCTTGGGGCTCCCTTGTTTTGAAAGTAATCAATATTATACTGAGCAGCAAGTGAATCACCAATTAATGATGATACCGCTGAAATAATGTCAGGAATTCCATAGTATGTATTTAGTGGTGAGTATTCCTTGATATGAATAATCTCATTTGGACGGGTATCTGTTGTCATTGGGTTTGAATTAGTTGCACCAAAGTTGCGGAAGTAAACCACCTTTTGACCAATGATCTGAACAAAGCCATCACGCAGTCTTCTTACACGAACTGTTGTTGATGGGATATGTCCAATATAGCCAATCTCTCCAGTTACAGTTCTACCAACTTCTAAGAATCCATTTCCAGTTGCTTGTAGATCTGTGTAAACTTTTTCCATGCTGGTTGTGAATGAGTCGTCATCATTTAGTGATTCTAGCCACTCACGCATTTCAAGTTTCATTCTTTCAATTCTGCGACGAGCACGTTCTACCGCACCTTGATCATCGTTAGTTTCAAAACGAAGCATAGTTCTATCTGTAATATCAAAGCGGTATCCAAGGCCAACAACATTTTCTACCTTAGCATCAATTGCAGCATGATTTGCAAAAGATGTATCGTAGTAACTTGCTAGTTCATACATGTTATATGGTGGTGTAATTACATCAAATAGACCGTATCCATTTCTGTATACCGTTCCAGGATTAATCTGCTTTGACTCTGCTCCATCACCAGAAGGTACAGCATTTGCAGAGTTTAGATATTGTGTTGAAGGCTCAACTGCATTATATGCATATGTTGCCTTAGAAACTGTTCTTGTGGTTCTACGCTTAAAGTTTTGATCAATACCAACATAATCTTTTAGTACTGTCCAGTCTTTTCCAAATGGATCTTGAGCCTTAAAAAGATTTTCTGTTTCTTCCTGAGTTCTGATACTTGCTTGAATGTAGTCGTAGTCTTCGCTCATGATTCGTATGCATCTCTTCCATGCTTAGTAATTGTATCTTGTGCTGCTTTCCATGCACCAAGATCGTTCATTGACGGAATAAGTCCTTGCTTCATTCTGTCTAGTTGTTCTGAATGCTCTTCTTCACTAATTCTTGTGAGACCAGGAACAAAAATTGCCTCGCCCTCACCATCATCACCGTAATACTTTGCTGCATTCTTAAGTTTTGTTATCTGTGCAATATCTCCACGAGTAGACTCAATGTTTAAGACATTGCCTTCTCCGTCTGTAAACCACTTTCCATCTGACTTCTTATAAACGTATAGTCCCCAGTTATATTTCTTTTCAATAACCTGACGACGTACATTTCCTACAATAGGCTTACCAGTTTTTGGACTAATTAATGGATTCATATACTAAAGTATACCAGATTAAACGGCTGAACCTAGCCTAATTGTCCAAGTTGTGTCATTATAGACCTTAAGCCTGTCTGCATCAAATATCATTCCCTCTTCATCATCAATGATAATCTTATTAGTTCCAATATAAGTCTTATACACATCAGAAGGGGAAACACCATAAAGGTCTGATGCTGAAATAACAAGAACCCCTTCCCAGGTAAAGTTGTTTAGCCAATACTCCCAGTCAAAGTTAGTTACTCCGTCAGTCTTAATTCTTAGCCATGGTCTTGTTAGGTTTGCTTGAACCTGTTGTAGATTATTTGCCTGATAGTATGAAATATTATTAAACACTAGTGGTCCACTTAAATTAATACCGCCAATAAATAAGTCAAAGTTTAGGGCAGTTCCAAATGCCATACCTAGGACAGCCCACTCCTTGATAGTTAATACTGGCTCTCTAACCAAAGAACCATTAAGGAAGTAAGAGATGCCATTATAGGTTGTATTAGTAAGAACGCTTGTTGCATATATTCTTGCTCTTGTTCCTTCTGAATTATCTGCAACCAAATAGAACTTAATGGTATCTGCCTTATATTCTATTTCAAATATTTCTACTGGTGTTAAAGGAAAAGCGTCTTGGTCATATCTCATCCATAGTTGTGCTGCAGATATTCGATAGTTTTCTGCTTCATTTTGATTAATCGGAACAGATATTCCACGACTTACTAGAGGATCAAAATCTCCACGAACTTCTATGCCAGATGTTCTATTTAGATAAAGATATGGGGTGCTTGACTTATAAATGCTAAATGGATTTTTAGCCTTATAATCATAGTAAAGTCCAGACCTTGTATATGGAAATAGGTCTACTCCAAATCTTGTTCCTACTGGGTTAAATGAGTTATCATTAAATGCTTGTGATGCAAGTTCTAATCTTCTTAATTGAATTGGCTTTCTTAAAATACCACGAATATTAAAATCAAGGTGGTAAACCAAAGCAAGTTCATTAAAGTTTACAGTCTTAGTTGGATAAACAAGGGTATTATCTACAACCTCAAACTTTGTTGAAAGCCAGTCTGGATATAAATCCATATCTAGGATTCCACCCTCTCTTGCTGGCTCTATTGTTGTAAAATCACTTTGAGGAGCATTTGCTCCTTCTGCAATATACTGGAATGTAAGATAACTTCTTATAGATGCATCCGTTGTATCATATTCATAATACTTCTCTGCTCTTTCTTCCATGTCTGCATAATTGTTCCAGCCAGTAAAAAGAGTGCTATCTAGTTGTAAGTATGTTCTGTGTAATGGATGAGAATATTCTTCTTTTAACTGGTCATATGTCCAAGAACCAACTGTTTCATATTCCGCTAGTTTTGTTGGTGCTGGGTATCCTAAATTAAACTGCAAGAAGTCTAGATCATAGTACTTATTTCCTACATCATTTGTTACATACTGTGCAAAATATGAAAGAGGCATGTAGTCTTCCCAATACCCCGAAACACCGATGTCTAAGAAATAGGCACCGTATGCCTGAAGTGGTAGGAGGGTATAACTTGCAGTATGCTCAAGCAATGCTATGGCATTTGCTGACTCTGCTGATCCAGTTGCAAGGTAACTATCTAATATTGCTGTTCCATTATCTTCAAAATGATCTGATAACTCTAGTGCATTATATGGACTTGCAATACCAACGGAATATATCTTTCCAGTAAACTGGTAGACTCCATCTGCTTCTCCACCAACATACATCTTTAGTCCATTTTGATTACCAAAGAAAGCAGAAACATTTCCACCAAAAGACTCTACAAGAGTTTTGATTTGAATTCCAGCAGCAAACTTTTCATCAGAAACAATTATATTTGTTGTATAGATTTCTTCTTCTACTCCATTAAAGTATAGGTAATAATGGATTTCGTCTAAATCTTTTCTTATGCTAAAGTAGTTTCCAGTCAGTGGATTATAGATCTTAAACAATGTCTCTTCAGAGGCAAGATCGTCTGAAGAAAATACTCCATAGATTGTATCTATTGTGTCATTTAATACATTAAAGTTTGGGAAATTAAAATAACATCTATCTGAGTTCCAAGAATTATTTGGTCTAAAAGTTACAAAGTTGCTATCTAGTGGATTCTGTATTGCTTTGTTATCTGCATAAAGTTCTGCAAGTGTTTTTGAATCAAGACTTATATCTGGAAGAGAGTATTGAGGAGTAGTCAAAGAATTTGATGTTGTTGTTAGGTTATCAAATGTTCCTTGATCCCACTGGGCAAAGTCTGGGTAATTATAGTTAGATGTATAGTCAGCAAAAGAATAATCAACAAAAGCAGAAGTTCCACCGTAAGAAGAGTTGATTTGTTCTGCAGAAGATACTCCCTGACCGTATACCCATCTGCGTTTTGCAACATTGATTGCAACAGAGTATGGGTAGATTGCAACACAGTCAATTTCAATTGGTGTTACATCTGTATATGCGTAAAATCCAAGCCAGTCTTGGCTATCACCAAACCCATCAACAATATCTGGCAAATTTAGTGTGTCTGTATTAATTGGAAGATTGATTACTTCTTCTCCATTTACTAATACCGTTGCATTATTTCTAATTAACCTAACATGAATTAGCATTGGTCTAAACCACTCACCGACAAAGTGGGAGGCAAACTCTTGTCCTATAACAAGTGTTAAGAATCCAGCCTCAACATACAAA